ATCCGTAGACGCAGGCGGTGCGTGGCTTAAGAAATCGGCACTTTGTCTTGTAGCACGTCAGAATGGAAAGACGCACCTAGCTCGTATGTTAATTCTAAGCCATCTCTACCTTTGGGGCAGTAAAAACGTACTGGGCATGTCCTCTAACCGTAATATGGCCCTGGATACCTTTAGGCAGGTCGCATACACAATAGAAGACAATGATTTCCTAAGAAAAGACGTGCGGCAGATCCGATTGGCTAATGGCCAGGAATCTATCAGCCTAAAAAATGGCGCCAGGTATGAAATTGCAGCAGCTACGAGAGACGCGCCCCGTGGTAAGACCGCCGACTTCCTTTATCTTGATGAACTCAGAGAATGGTCGCAGGAAGCATTTACAGCAGCGTTGCCTGTAACACGAGCTAGGCCAAACGCCATGACTCTAATGACAAGTAACGCAGGCGATGGGTTTAGTGAAGTGCTCAATGATCTAAGAGAACGTTGTATGTCGTATGCTCCGTCTAATCTAGGTTACTATGAGTACAGCGCACCCCAGCATTGTAAAATACACGACCGTAAAGCCTGGGCAATGGCTAACCCTGCCCTTGGCCACCTAATCACCGAGCAAACGTTAGAGGAGTCGGTAAACACTAACAGCGTAGAAGCTACAAGGACCGAGATGCTTTGCCAATGGATAGATAGCGCGGTCAGCCCCTGGGTCTATGGTTCTATCGAGGCGTGCAGTGATAGCACACTAGAGTTACCTGTCGGGCCAGCAACAATCATGGCCTTCGATATTGCCCCAACACGTAGATCGGGCGCCTTGGTGATGGGGCAGATCAAAGACGGCAAGATTGCGGTAGGTCTGGCGCAACTATGGTCTAGCGAGGTAGCTGTAGATGAAACCAGAATGGCCAGCGATATAAACGAATGGGCTAGAAAATACCATCCAAGCATTATCTGCTACGACAAGTACGCAACACAGACGCTGGCTACTAAATTAGAGCAAAGCGGCTGGCGTATGCAAGAGATATCTGGTCAGGCGTTTTACCAGGCATGCAGCGACCTATCAGATGCCCTGGCTAATAACCGTTTGGTACATTCAGGCCAAGCAGATCTTGTACAACATCTAAATAACTGCGCAGCTAAAACGAATGACGCTGGCTGGAGAATAATTAGACGTAAATCCGCTGGCGATGTCACCGCTGCCATTAGTCTGGCCATGATTGCTACCGAACTCACTAAGCCACAAAGAACCGCGCAGATAATTGTCTAACTTGCACCAATAGTTCGTTTTATAGTATATTATGGCAATATGGGTCTATTGTCTGCTTTGGGTATAACAAATAAAAAAACTAATCTACAAGCGCAATACGCCCCTGCCGTTATGGGCGACAGTATTATTGGCTTTGGATATAACACGTTTGGTGCAGGTCCTATGGATCGCACTTTGGCCACGCAGGTACCAGCGGTTAACAGATGCGCTAATTTAATTAAAGGTGTTATAGGCTATCTACCCTTAGAGCTATATAAAAAATCTACAGGCGCAGAATTACCGAAGCCTATCTGGTGCGACCAGCCAGATATAAGACAGCCACGATCCGTCACTATCTCGTGGACTGTCGATTCATTAATCTTTTACGGACAGGCCTTCTGGCGTATTACAGAAGTGTATGCGGATGACTTAAGACCATCAAGATTTGAGTGGATTGCTAATACACGTGTAGTTGCACAACTAAATCAACTAGGCACAGAAGTTATTTACTACACAGTAGACGGTCAAAAAGTACCGATGGTTGGTGTGGGCAGTCTTGTCACATTCCAGGGACTTACACAGGGCGTATTACAAACCGCAGGCCGCACAATACAAAGCGCACTTGATTTAGAGAAAGCCGCAGCAGTAGCTGCACAAACTCCGATGGCGACTGGCTTCATCAAAAATACAGGTGCTGATATGCCAGAGTCACAAGTACAAGGATTACTTGCAGCCTGGAAGGCAGCGCGGCAATCAAGATCTACTGCTTACCTGACTAGCACATTAAGTTACGAGACTGTTGGATTTAGCCCGAAAGACATGATGTACAACGAGGCATCGCAGTACTTGGCCACACAAATTGCACGCGCTATGAACGTGCCAGCTTATTATATTTCAGCCGACATGAATAATAGTATGACCTACCAAAACATCATTGACGGTCGTAAAGAATTTGTTGCTTACAGCCTACAACCTTACATTTGCGCAATTGAGGACAGGCTGAGCATGAATGATATTACGGCGGCTGGACATATTGTGCGCTTTAATATTTCAGAGACCTTCTTACGATCAGACGACAAGGCAAGACTAGAAACAATAGAGAAGATGCTAACCCTGGGACTTATAGACCTAGATCAAGCTAAAGAAATGGAAGACCTAACACCTAACGGAAATGAGAGTGGCGATGTTACTTACGTTCAATAGCCAGATAGAAAGCGCAGACGGTGAGCGTAGAATCATCGCTGGCAAAATTGTGCCATTCGAGACGCCTGGTAATACCAGTGTCGGTAAAGTCGTATTTGCTAAAGGCAGCATCGCAATAGGCGACCCTGGCAAAGTTAAAATGCTTATGCAGCACCGCAATGATAAGCCGATTGGCCGCATGCAGAAATTTAACGAAGAGGAAGACGGCATTTACGCTAGCTTTAAGATCAGCGCAAGTATGCAAGGCGCAGATGCTTTGGTCTTGGCGCAAGAGCAGCTAATTGATGGCCTGTCTGTAGGAGTAGACGTAATTAAGTCCCAACAGAAGAAGGATTACATATACGTAACCAGTGCCACGCTTAAGGAAGTAAGCCTGGTTGAGTCACCAGCATTTACAGAAGCACAGGTAACTAAAGTTGCCGCTAGCGAAGGCGAAGCGGATGCAACAAATCAACCAACTACGGAAAGTGAGGCACAAGTGGAAAACACCACCGAGCCAACAGTAACACCAGTGGTAGAGGTTGCTCCAGTAGAGGCCGCACGCCCAACAATTAGTGCATCCTTCTATACAGAGCCTCGCTCACCAATTAGAACACAAGCCCACATGCTAGAACACAGCATTAAAGCAAGATTAGGCAATAACGAGTCTGCACAATGGGTAATGAAAGCAGAAGCCGACGTGGCAAGGTATCTAACTGCCGCAGATGACAGTTTCACAACTAACCCAGCATTTAATCCGACACAGTTTGTGCCAACAGTAGTTGATACGCTTATCGGATCACGCCCAGCAATAGATGCGATCGGTACAAGAGCGCTTCCAGCAGCAGGTATGACAATTTCAGTACCTAAGATCACTACATCAGGCACAGTTGCTGAAACAGCAGAAGCTGCAGCACCATCTGAGACAGGTATTGTTTCAAGTTATGTAAATCTAACAGTTAAGAAATACGCTGGTTTACAACGCTACAGTTTAGAGGTCCTTGAAAGATCAAGTCCTGACTTCTTTGCAGCTATGCTTGATAACATGACACGAGCCTACAACAAGGCTACAGATGCCGCTGTCATTGCAGCCCTTACAGCAGGTGGCGCACAAGCTAACCCACAGGCTGCAACATCTAACGGAATCATTGCTTACGTAGCAGAGCAAGCACCAGCTGCATATCTCGCAACAGGTGAACTAGCAACTGCATACATCGCTGGTACTGGACAATGGAACTTGCTGATCGGCGCTAAGGACACAACTGACCGCCCAATCTACACAGCTTCACAGCCAATGAACGCAGCAGGTCAAGCCAGCCCTCGCAGTTTGCGTGGTAATGTGCTTGGACTTGATTTGTATGTGGATCCAAATGCTGTGTCAACAGTTATTGATGAATCCGCTTTTATTGTGGTGCCATCAGCAGTATCAATTTACGAGTCACCAATCCTACGCCTCAGCACAAACATCCCAACCTCAGGCGAAATCGAGACGGCGCTATATGGTTACATGGCCGTCGGTGTATTAGTGCAGGGTGGCGTTCGCCGCTTCAACCTAACCTAATAAGTTAGTTAATTTAATAATCCTCTGGGGTTTAGTAGCCCTAGCCCCAGGGGAGTTTTACAAGAGAGGAACCTATGGCCGCTGTTATGGTGACAATGCAAGAGTTGCGCACAAATTTAGGAATTGGCACTTTATATACAGACGCTACAGTCGAGGAGTGCTGCCAAACAGCAGAAGATTTAATCGGTGCCTATCTTTGGCATAACGACGCACCAGTAGTTGGCTCATCTATAAGTAACAACGTAGCGACCTTAGTATTAGCAAACCCAGGAATCTTTGTGACTGGTCAATCAATAGCGGTAAGTAACTGTGGCGCAACTTATAACGGCACATACACTTTAACAGGCTCGTTCCCTGGTACTACCGTGCCAGCATCAATTGGCACAGCATTCTGGAGTACATACGCATTTAGTTCATACCCTAACGGCTACAGCATTATTCAATACGCCAAAGTAGCTGCAGACGATCCATTCCATTTTATTAAACCGTACGGTCGGGCGCTAGGCCCAGAGCATAAAGCACAGGCTTACACTGCGACCCCTGCCATAAGAGAGGCCGCGATGATAGTGGCCGTTGACGTCTGGCAATCCAGGCAAGTCAGTCAAACAGGTGGGGTAGGTATGGATGGGGTATCTGCAAGTCCTTATCGTATGGGATACCAGCTCATTAACAGGGTCAGAGGCCTCATCCAACCGTACTCAAGCCCTAATTCACTGGTCGGCTAATGCCAGCCGCAATAACTACATTACGCAGCACACTAGCAACAGACTTAGCAAACGCTGGCGTGTGGTCCACCTTTAGTTTTCCACCAGCCACACTACTGGCTAATAGCGTTGTGGTAACACCTGGCGATCCGTATCTTACGCCAAGCAATAATGATTACATAACTATAAGCCCGATGGCTAACTTTAAAATTCTTATGACTACACCAGCATTTGACAATCAAGGCAATCTCGCAGGCATGGAAAACTTTATATTAGCAGTAGTAACTAAACTAGCAGCATCAAGTCTTACTTTAAACATATCTACTATTTCAGCACCTGCTATAGTCAACGCAGCTAGTGGCGACTTGCTAGTATCTGAGATAACAGTATCAATCCTAACGAGTTGGAGTTAACATGAGCTATAAAGGACTAACAGAAGAAGAGCATAACTTTCTGGTCAAAATAGGCCAGATTACCGACCAACCAGCAGCGGTTAAACGACCAGCGGCTAAGAAAGATGAGGACAACGAATAATGGCAATCTATCTAAGTAATGGCGTTGTTGTCACGCTGAACAGTGTCGCCCTAAGCGATCACGTAACAGCCGTAACAATTAACCGCTCATTTGATGAATTAGAAGTAACAGCTATGGGCGATACAGCTCACAAGTTCGCAAAGGGTCTAGAAGCCAGCACTATCACTATTGACTTCTTAAATGACACAGCAGCAGCTAACGTAAACGCAACACTGCAGGCAGCATGGGGTACTACAGTGCCACTAACAATTAAGCAGACTTCTGCAGCAATTAGCGCAACTAACCCAGAGTATCAAACAACAGTATTGGTTAACAATACTCAAGATGTAAACGGCGCAGTGGGCGACATAAGCACACAGTCAATTACATTTACCTGCCAAAGCCCTATAGTAGTTGACGTAACAGTCTAAGGAGTAATAATGGCAAAGCTAAAGATAACAAGGGCTAATGGTGAAGTATCTGAGCATAAGATAACACCAGGTGTTGAGTACGCTTTCGAGTTAAAGTATGGCGCAGGAATTAGTAAAGTCCTACGTGACCACGAACGGCAGACTGAGATTTACTTCTTAGCGCATGAGTGCTTACGTAGGGCTAACGTAACTGTACCTATATTTGGTATTGAGTTTATAG